TGTCATACCGAAGCTCTGTCTTACCGTGAATGGTGCGGTAATACGTTGACGTTGGTATATCTGCGGACTTGAAAGCTTGCAGAAGAGGCACGTCATATGCCTCAACTGCTTCTTCTATGATTTGCATGTATGATTTCATGCTCACTCTACTGCATCATTGCAGTTGTGTTGTCAACCTAGTTGGGTGACAGGACACTGGCGAGGGCTGAGTAACCTGCGATATCCACAAGCGTATCGTGTGTTGCTTTGTCTTGAACACGCCCGACCTTGAGCAGGATCATCATCATTGCAACGTCATGCGGTGACACTCGATGCTCAAGATACGCTGACCAATACGCTGCGATCTTGGTGAATGAGTCTTCAGGTGCGCCATACTGATCTTGACGCACTCCGTTGATTACATTGTCTGCTTCTTCAAGCACTCCGTTGAACGGTTTGTTCATTGCTTGCCTCCATGTATGGAATTTCATCATCAATTTCTGGGGGAGTGTAATTATCTTCCCAAGACTTGACCGCTCTAGCAATAAACTTATCACGATCAAAGCGTTCATTTGTTTTTGCTAGCTCATCGGCCAGAGTTTCGATGTGAGTAGGCCAAGGAAGTGTTGGCGCTACTACATCTGCGATGAACTCAAAGTGCTGTCGGGTCATTTTCATTTGTTCGTTCCTTTCGATTGGGCATGATCACAACAAAGTTATTGTCGAGCCATTGCTTTGCCGACTCAGTGTCAGGCAGTTGTTCCTTCGCTTTCTCACGAATAAGTTTCTCAAGTTCAGTCATTGTGTTGATCCTTCTGTTTCATCGAATAGTCCATCGGGCCAGCGGGCAAGTCTATGACCAGCGCCAGTGTCCATTGATCGGAATACTTCTTTCTTGCTGTTGGGTGTAGTCACGACAACACCAATGTTATCGCGCCGCACTACACCTCCAAGCTCCTTCAGTTGTTTGATCATTCCCTTCTCTTGCTCGGGTGATATGATCCTACTTGTCATCTTCTTCTCCTTCATTGACGTATGAGCACGCTAGATTCCATGCCATTACGGCAGCAATCCATAGCATATGACGCTCTTCTTTTGGGCTGAGTTCAATCCAGCTTGAGAGTTCTTCCCAATCTTCTGGCGTATGAAACATGTCGTTTGGTTTAAGCATTTTCTCCCTCCATTGAATTGAGTGTTTCATTGAGGTGATCGGCAAGCTCATGCCAATTCACACGAGACCAGCAGCCTGACAGGAAGTCAGCAACCAAACCGCATGGTAGATCAACAATCCCTTCAAGCGTTTCGCATGTGCTTATGACTGCTTGTTCAAGCTCTTGATGGTCTACTCTATATTGATCTATTGTTGTGAAGTAGTATGGCATATCATCCATATACCAGAGGTTTACGAGCCATGTTTCTCTGTTGGTCCAGTCATTGTAATCACTCATTGATTTGTTCCTTTCATTCACCAGTTTTCTGCGGCAAGCGCAGCCAGTCCAATAGCAATCAATGCCAGCCCGATGATAACAAACAGTTCCATGTTCTATCTCCTGTTGAGGGTAGGTGGGGCTTACGCCGCCACCCGTTTCTTAAGTGCTGCAATCTTGTCTGACTTCAGTGCAGGTGCTCGGCGCTTGGGTTGAGCTTCCCACTCCTGACCGTCTGTTACGATTGTGTATACGGCACAGTCTGCGAAGTGACGCTCTTCCAGTTCCTCGAGCTCAACTTCCATGCGTTCGATCATTGAGAGGATACGCATCTGCGGTGCATCACGGCCCTCGTTTACGGCTGTCTCATAGTCAGCGATTGCATCAGCCATCTGTTTCTTCTTATAGCTGAGGCTGTTGAAGCTTGTGTAGCAAGCGTCACGGGCAATGCCTGATTGAAGGTAATCCATTTGATCACCATCGTGATATTGTATTACTGCCAGCTTGAGTTCGATGAGTTTGGATGTGTTCTTTGTCATGTCTAGGTTCTCCTGTTTCCCGCGAGGATCACCCTCGCGATGAATGACAAGGAGCACGGAGATGAAACGGCGCAGCCGCTTGCAGTTTGCAAGGGCGAAGAACGGAGTGTCCCTTGCAAACTGTTTCAGCCCGATGCAACGCAGGAGTGACTGCGAGGTGATTTGAGAGGGAACAGAGAGACCCGCAAGACATAGACAGCAACAGACAAACGAGTCGAACACAAGCTGGACAGTCTTTGTAGTATGTTTGTAGCAACACATGGTATGCACCTCGAGAAGATAGCCCTTTGTGCGTTGACACAGGGGTTATAGACAGTGCTATTGATGGGGGGAGAGAGGGAGAGGGGGGCAGCAAGGAGACACATATGAGTGACGTAGCAATAAAGAAGTTAACCGATAAGCAGATGGCTTTGGTTGATATAATGGTAACAGAAGGATTGAAACCAGCACAGGCAGCTGAGCCTGCGGGATATGCAGCGGGCAAGGCTGGATATGTCAGTGCTTACCGATCTCTGAAGTTACCACACGTGCAGCAGTACATGATGCAGAGGATGCATGAGGAGTTTGGGTTGAGTGCTGTATCAGCTCTGAACACCACTCGCAGGCTCTCACAAAGCGCCAAGAGTGAGTACGTACAGCTACAGGCGAGCCAAGATTTGCTCGATCGTGCTGGTTACAAGCCGATAGATAGAGCGCAGGTACAGATTGCAGGAGATATTAAGGTCTCGATAGACCTGAGCTAGGGGGTAGGGGGAAAACTGGAGAGTTACGGATAGCTAGTGGTCCTTCACAAGCATTTTTCTGCTCAAAGGTTCGATCACCTCCCAGAAATATTTTTGACTTCAGAAAGTGCGGAGCACAAGATGAGCAGATATAGTAAGACTCCAGAGAAGGCGGTGAAGTCTGATACTTCTCTGGCCAAGCAGAAGATGCGGAGTAACGGATATGGCAAAGACACCAGCGTGGCAGCGGAAGGCGGGCAAGAACCCCAAGGGGGGATTGAACCAGAAGGGTCGTGACTCTTACAAGGGTGGGACGCTGAAAGCTCCTGTTAAGAGTGGTGACAATCCTCGTCGTGCTTCGTTCTTGGCAAGGATGGCTGGCATGAAGGGTCCAGAGCGTGACGAGAAGGGGAAGCCAACGCGTCTTCTTCTCAGCTTGAAGGCTTGGGGTGCTAGCAGTAAGGCTGATGCAAGGGCGAAGGCTCGAGCGATTAGTAAACGAAACAAGGCGAAGGAGGCATAGATGCCTAAAACTGAATCGAGTCGCGCCGAAACTCTTCTGCGCAAAGTCAACAAGGAGCTTGGCTCCATTCCTGAGTACGACTTCAAGCCAATGGACTTGAAGATGGGCAGCGGTCGAGCTGTTGGCGGGCAGGTGATGAAGAATGTAAGCACCGCCCTTCGTCGCGGCCTGCGCAAGTTGCAGGGTGGCGAATCAAAGCCTTCTCTTGAGCTGAAGCGCAAGCGGGTCAAGGACTTGATTGCCGAGACTGCCGAGCTCAAGGCGACTGGATTTGATCTTGGCTCAAAGCCCATTGAGAAAGGCAAGTCCTCATATACCACTCGCAGTAAGGCTGATGTCATTGCTGCTGGAAACAAACGGCGCAGGGAGATGAAGTGATGTGTGGCGGAAGTAGTGGCCCAACGGCCCAACAGATTTATGAGGGCTATAAGAAGCCAGATAAACTTTCCAGAGATGGCGAGGTATTGCGTGAAGGTGAGCGGGTGGCGGGTATTAAGCCTACGTTCGGTGCTCTTCCTTCTCTCAGTATGACAAGAAAGACAGAGGGCCGCACTGGTTCCAGCTATGGTGATGTCCGTACTGGCTCTAAGCGCCGCTCTTTGCTGGCGCCGATGATGCAGATGGCTGCTGATAAGGGGACTATGTAATGGCTTGGGAATTAAAAGACGGAACCCCTTGGGTTGGCGGCACGCATGAGCTTGCTGGTCGGACCTATAGTGGCGCTACGCGCACTCCTGCCTCACGGCCTTTGGTCTTTGTGGAACAGAAGAAACCCAAACCTTCTCCTTCTATGCAGAAGCCTGCGAAGAAGAAGCAAACACCGCGCCCCAAGGGCGCTACAGCGTGGGATTAAGCAATGCCAAAGGGAAGCACTCCTAGCCAAACAATGAACCAGCGATACAATCGTATGGTTGCAGAGAACAATCGTGCCTTCAACAAGAAGAACAGGCTCGGTCGTAAGCTTGTGTCTATGCTCAAGGGCGATGACGCTGCTGTTGACTATCTTGAAAAGAAACGCGGCGAGCAGCGTGTAGTTACTGGCGCTG